TTGAGCTTCTACAATTTTAAACTGCTGTTCTTGTTTAGCTACTTTTAATTTATTTTTATTTAATAAAATTTCTTTACCAAAACCAAATATATTTTTAATTACTTCTAATATTACCATCTAAATTGAATTTGAAAAAATGTTAAATATAAATTTACTTCTGAAAAGTCAAAACCTTTTTCAGGCTCGTGATATTGAAAGCCTAACATCATTGCATCAGGCATTAAAAGAATTAAGTTTATTTCCATAATTTATTGTATAAATTTAAAAATATTATTATTAACCAACTAAAAAGCATTAACGAGTAAGGATACCTAATATTATTTATTCTTATTGTAGCTCCAAAAAAGAACATAATCGTATGAAATAATCCCCTTAATAAGTCCAAATTACATTATTAGTTTTTTCTTTGTCGTCGTCTACGTGGATAAAAGTTTTAGCTACTCCAATACGGTTAAAACCAACTAAAATAAGAGCGTTTAAGACGAAAAAACGTTCTTTACTACTATTTACACGAATATCAACCGCCAAACCCTTAAGATGGCTAGAATTAGCTACTCCTCCGATTTTAGCATTATGTTCTTTTGTTCTATAAGCCGAAGTAATAGTAAAAGGTATATTTGCGTATTCTCTTGCTTTGTCTAATTTAGCAAGAAAATCAATATCCATATTTTCTTCTATTTCCTTAAAGTATTTGCTCATATAGTAAAAATTTTAAATTTATTTATTTTTATTCATTAAGTACCATTTTTGCAATGTATAACCAATTACAACAACAGTAAGCAATATTTTTAAACCTATTTCTATTTCAGCAAAATTCAAAGCCATTGCCAAACCATTTAAACCATATATTTTCAAATCAATTAATTTCATTAGAATTTATTTTCTTGGTAGTTAATACCTGCAAAAGAATGAAAACCCTCGCCCTCTGTTATTTTACTATCTACCGAATAAGTTTTCCAACCGTATGGGTGATCTTTTTCTTCTAGTTCTCCATCTTCGTTAAAAGTGTCTTTTAAGTACCAAATTGCATCGACTAAATACTCTTCTCCATATTCAGGTTCTGTTATTTGTATTTCTTTTTCCTCATCAAATTGAGCTTCTTTTAAAATAACGTTTCCAATCTGAACGATTGAAAAATCAAAGTCAGGTATTAATTCGCCTTTATCGTTAACGGTATGCAACGATTCAAATTTATCTTGAAATTGCTCCCTTGTTTTAAATTTATATTTTGCTAATTTACCTTTAAATTTGTATTCCTCCATTTTAATATTTTTTTATATACTTGTTAATTCTATCGCTTCTGCTTCTCCTAGTATTACATCTTTATAAAACCTTAAATCATAAACATTCCCTTTAAATCTATAATCGTTGTTGTTAGTAGGGTCTGCAAAACGTATATTATTTAACCCAGTAGGGTATGAAGCTGAACTATCAACTCCTTTAAGAATCCCATTCATATAAACCTTAAAACTATTATTTTCAAAAGTTATAAGTATTTTAAACCTTTGGTTTAGGTTTGTTATGTTTGGAATAGTAACATTTGCACCACCTGAACTCGTTACTTGTATCTGTGAAAGGCTTGGAATAAAATATATATTTATATGATTGCTTATAGTAGAATCTGTTATTGATACAACTCCTTGCGTGTAGTCTATATCAAAAGGTATAACATCAATAAAAAAGCTAGACTTTGAGCTATTTACCTCAACACCTAATCCTGCACTATAACAAATTTCGAGATTTCTTGTAACCGTATTGTTATATGTAGCCATATAAGAACTAGCATACCCTAGCTTTTCAAATTGCGAACCCCAAAGCTCAACGCTTGTATTTGCTGTTACTGAATTTCTGTCTGCTGAATTTGAAGGAGCTAACCAAAACTTGTTACTATTATACCCTGAATTTTGGTACGTCATAGAAACTCGATACCATTCACCGCCTAATTCGTCTACTTTTAAATTTAGTAAATTAAAGCTAGAACTAGATTGCAAAGTAAATTCTTTTGTTGCAAACTCAAAACTAGCATCTATATAACTTGAAGTAGTTGCACCGCTTTCCATTCTAAATAACAAATGAGTAGAATCTATATTTTTAACGTAAACTGATGCCGTATTTGTCTCCGTAACATATCCTCCAGTAATATCAACAGAAGAGTTTACACCAGTAGCGGCTGCTGTACTTGTTCGTGTTATTTTTGTAGAAGTATTTGCACCGTCAGGAGCTGTTGAAAATGATGACGATGCAGTGACGTTTGTCCTACTCCAAGCGCCAGTTAAAGGGGCATATTGAAAATATTCCGAAAACCTAGACTTATTTGTAGATTGAGGTTCTAATAATAAGCTCGGACAACTTGAATTTGTGTAGTCCAATCTTGGCAAATTACTTCCATTTGTTTCTATTACTCCGCTAGAATTTACTCTTGTACCGTTTCCGCTTTGTTGGTAATAAAAAACTTTATTATTTTGTTGAGGTAAAACGTTGTAAACTACTCCGTAATAACCTGATTTGTACCCACTTGGTATCATTAATATTGTTGGTAATGTTGCCATATTTTTTTATTTTAAAAATTCCTTGTATTTGTTTTTAAACATTCACTATCTTCTAAAGTACCCCCATCTGTTGGAACTCTCTGTATATAAGTTAAATATAAAGATGATAATAAAGGCAATATATAATCTTCATATATTGAGCCCCAATATATATTGTTTAAATTATAGGGTTGACCCCACCAAGATTTCAAATATATTTCGTTTGCCATTTTATTTTTCCTTTACCTTTGTTAAATATTTTTTTAATTTAACGCAATTTTTTTCTTTTGGTTTGTATGTTTTTTTACTCATATTATAATACCCAATTTGAAGGGTTAGTATTTCTATCGGGGTCGACGTCAGAATCTTGATTGTTTAAATATTCAGGAAATACGTCACTATTAAAGCAAATGTAATCAACAAACCTTCTTGTGTAATATTCTGCAAAATCTCTTTGTTTGCTTACTAAGAAATCAATTTCGCTTTTACTTACTGTTTCGCTATTTTCTGAACTATGTTTAAATACACCTCCATTTTTAATTTGATACGCTGCGAAAGGTAAATAATCAACCATAGCATAGTGAATCAACATTGGTTGAATATATGTCGTAACAAGGTTTAAATAATCGCCTGCCAAAGTTCCTGCTGTAATATCAGCAGATATTCTATCATATAATTTACTACCTAAATAGTTTTGAATATGAATCTCTTGTGCTATTTTAACAAACTGAATAAATTTATCAGTATCAACGTTTCCGTCAATAATTGAATTTTTTACTAAGTCCGTTCTACTTATAAAAAGTGCTGTTGCCATATATATTATTTATTTACAAATCCGTTGTTCGGCATATCTGTTGGTCGCATTGCAACCTCTTTTGCATTTACTTCGGGTTTAAATCCTTCTTTTTTTGCTTTGTTTACACTTACTTCTGCCTTTGGGTTTCCAACATCGGGTTTTAAATTTTTTCCTTTTGCCATATACGTTTTACGCATCCAAAAATGATGGCAATCTCCACCGCCTTTATATAGCCAAATACTATATGTATCAGCTCCATTCAATCCCCACCCTTCATTGACTTTTTTCGAACCCATTGCAATAATATCCTCTTTGCGATATATTTTTTTAGCCGATACCATTTTCTGACAAAAACCTCTACTATTATCGCTCGCTCTCAAAGGTGCGTATTGATAACGAACTTTAAATTTTACTTCTTCTTCATTTTCTCCGTCTTGCTCGCTTTTTGCGTTTGGTCTTGCTGTTCCAGTTGTTACAAAATTCCAAACCTTAGATAATAAACTTTTATTTTTTGATTTTAATTTTTCTAATTCGTTATCTAGTTCATCCTCTAAATCATAATCAACTTGTCTTTCGTCAATAAGTTCCCAATTTTCTAAATCTTCGTCTTCTCCGTATTCCTCTAATTTTGAAAACATTTTTTTCATTTTAACACCAGTTTCTTCTTCTCTTGTTTCTTCGTCTTGTACATTTTCTAAATCTAAAAACTGCAAAGGCTGTAAGGTCTTAAAATATAGGTTTAAAGAAACACCATTAAAAGAAAGTATTTTGTCAAAGGCATCTATTAAAAGTTCCTGAAAAGGTATAATAACCGTATTGTGCATTAATATTGAAGCTGTCTTTAATTCATCAGCATTATTACCAAATCCACTCGAATCTTTTATTCCTAATAACATAGGCGAAACAACTCTGTGGGCCACCATTATTTTCTTTTGTGATTCATCACTTAAAAATTGGTATTGATTATGCGCATCTGATAATTGAACAGGTGTAATGTCCGCTTGTGCTTCTTTATTATCGTTAAAAGCTAAAATGAATTTTCCTGCGTTTGAGCTACCTGAAAACTTTTGCTGTATTTTGTTTTCGATTAAAGTTTGCGCTTCTTCATCGGGTGTGCCATTATTAAAATTGATTAACATAGAAGGAGCAAGTCCGTTCATAATATTATTCAAATGATAATTAGAAATTTCTTCTTCTAGTTCAGCATATTGCAAACCACCTTGATAGTCGGGTGTAGAATAGTAGTACATCCCTGCTTTATAAGGCTTAATGTATAAAATTTCAATAGGATTAGGAGATTTTGATAACCCGAAAGATGGTATTCTTAAAGGCTTGTCGCTTGGCTTTGCATTAACCCAATCAGGATGATAGTAGTAAGCTTGCACTTGTTTATCATCAGCACTACATTTTTCAGCTCTTAATGTTTCAATTGGTAAATGTTCAACCTTTTCAATACTTTTTTTATCCTTGGAATAAATTACTTGCATTGCGCATTGTCCCGCTAATTTTAAGTCATAAGCCAAACGCCTAACATCATCCTTTTTAAACAAAGAAATCATTCTCGCATATTGTTCAGGCTTTTTACCGCTATTTGTAGCATCTAAACCCTTCCCATATATCATTTGACTGATAGCGTTTACAACTGCGTTATTTGTTGCACTACCATTATAACGGTCTATTAAAAATTGAAAATAGTTGTTATTAGCACCAAACTCAACCCACTCTTTATTTTTGGTTTCTATTATTTCAGGACTTGTGTAAGTGCTTAAATTAACAAAACTAATTTTTGAGTTACTTTTGCTTTTTGTTGGTACAGTTTTCCTGTTTCTGTTTATGTTTTTGCTCATAATATTATAAAATCGTTATTACCACCTTGGCTCTTATATCCATCCTTATTGATTGTATAGCTATTTCCTAAAACTTGGTTAATTGATTGGTCTGTTGAAAACACCTTGTCTCTATAAATTATATTTAAGTCGTTTAATTCTACTCCTTGCGTATTGTATATTTTTAAATCGTAAAAATGACCCTCTTTTAAGTTGTTTATAATTTCAGAAATAACACTATAATTTCCTGACCTAATAGCAGAAACATCATAAGACGTTGTTTCGTTGGTTTGGTCGTCTCTTAACGTTAAAGTACATAAATTGGTATATTCCCTTGGAATAAATTTTAGCACTTGTAGGGTGTCGTCATTAGGTGTTAAATACTTCATACTTATATAATACTATTATTTTGCTATTTTATTTTTTAAAGCAAAAAAAAAGGAACTCAATTAAGAATCCCTTTAATTTTAATAAAAATAATTACAATACTATGCGTTTGGGTCAATTACAACCGCACTTGTGTTGTCTGTTACTACTGTTGAAACTGTGAAATTTGCAGGTGCTACTTCTTGACCTTCTAAAGTCAAAGTAAATCCGCTTAGGTCTCCCATTGCAGCTCCTGAAACTATTGTACCTCCGTTTACTTCTGCTCCATTTTCTAAACCTACCAAAAAGAAATTTCCGTTATAATCTTCAATTGCAACGTGTGGACGTGCCGAAGCCAATAATTTGATTTGTTCTTGTGTAGCTTTGTCTAAAGTAGTCAAAGTTAAATTTAAAGTTTGTGTATAAAAAGTAGTTCCGTTTTCTCTTGAACTGTTTATTGCAGTTTCTAAAGAAGAATTTCCTTTTATATCAAATTTGAAAAAGTCAGGTGTACCGCTTATTGCTGTAATTTCTCCCGCTACTTCTGTAACCGTTCCAAGTGTACCAAAGTCTGCGAAATAAACCGCCTTTAAGCCACCAACTGAACTTTTACAAGGTAATCCTCTACCCGATGTTAAAATACAAGCCATTGTTTTGTGTGTTTTAAGTTATTAAAAAAGGGGTAAGCAGATGAACTACCTACCCCTTTTTATTATTTATTTATTTGATACTAAGAATAGAAAACTACATCTTCTAAAACTCCGATTTGAACTCCTGCTGTATATCTCATAATGAAACGTACATTTTTAGAGCCATCTAAATCAGCCATATCCAAAACCTTTACT